GTATTACCATTATTATTACTTCCTGATTGAGTGTAAGTTTTAGTATTAAAATAATCGCTTGGTTTTATAATTGTGCTGTATGCCATAGTTTATCCTTATCCGTATGTGTTTAAATTTTTAGTGTTAAGCGTATAAAATCCTGTTGGTACTGCGTACTCCATTAATCCATGTCCTGCTGCGTCTGCATTAGATGATGTTACAGCAGTTGTTCCAAAAAATCCGTTACCGAAGTTAAATGAAGAAACTCTTGCAGAACTTGTTCCATATCCTGCGAAAATTTGTAAATCATCACCTGAGTTATTTGTAAAAGTTAGTGTAGCATTTGAACCTGTTGCAGGATTACCTGAGTTAAACCAAACACCATTTACACCAATCCATAATTTACCAGCATCAACATCTACTGCACCCATTAAAATATCATTAGCTCCTGATGCAATTGCAGTTGTATAAGTGCCTGTATTTTGTGAAGTATCATTATTTGTGTATTGCCAACTTGTAGTAGTATTTGACATTAATAAATAAACTCCACCACCACCTGAGCCACCATAGTAGGCATTTGCATTATCTGTATCTAAATCAATAGTAAAACCTGATGTAATTAAACCTATTCTTGTGTTAGTACCACTTTGGTTTTGCTCCCAATAAAATTTACCTGATGGCATACCTAATGTGCTTCTAGTATTGTATGAATAATTTGATAAAGAATATGTAGTGTTACCATTAGATAATGTAGAATTACCACCACCGACATGAATACCATTTAAAGTAGTAAAAACATTACTAGCATTATCTTGTGTTAAAGTTGGTGTGCCTGAAGCTGTAAATGTATTATTATTTCCTGATGTATCTGTTCCAGGAGAAGATGTATCCATTTTTAAAAAGAAACCATTATTTCCATAAGTAACAGAAGGACTAGTTTTGATCTTCCAGATTCCGCTAGACGAATCCGTTTCCCCAAAGTAACTTTGATCATATGCTGTGCCATCTACAAAAGAAACGTAACTCATTAATCCATCATAGTAATAATCTGTTCCAGATCCTTCTCTACCAATATATCTAGTTGCTCCAGAAAGATTCATACCTGGAACAGCGTTAGATTGAATTGCAGATGCACTTCCCCAAGTTGTTGCTACACCATTAATATATATTTTTTTTTGATCGGCTGCGGACGCTTGTGTACTATCATAAGCAAATACTAAATTATAAAATGCTCCCACATCTCTAAAAACTTGTGTAGTTGAATTTTCTGCAGCATTGCCGGCTGCATCTCTATTGTACCAATATAATAGATTATTAGAACCAAATTTAATTAGTTCAATCGTAGTACCTGATACTACTCCAATTAAAGTTTGTTCAACACTTATGTTAGATCTCTTAATCCACATAGATAATGTGTATTTTGTAGCTCCTGTTGCTGTGCTAGCTGCTCTATATAAAGTTGTTGATGCCATAATATTTCCTAGTTAAACTGTGTTGCTCCTTCTGCGCCTACAGAAATCGTCATAGTAAATGCTCTGTCAGCTGTTTGCGATTGTGCATCTGAAGCACGGATCGTGAACGAATATTCTGTTGTAGCAGTTGCTCCGCTCTCTGTACCTGATATCACACCTGTAGATGTATTTAAAGATAAACCTCCAGGGAATGTACCACTTGTTTTAGAGTATGCAATTGGGGCGTCTCCTGTTGCTGTAACTGTAGCTGAGATAGATGCGCCTGCTGCAAAAGTTCCAAGAGTTCCTGCTCCAGTTGACCATGCAGGTCCATCAGAAACTGTTAATACTGCTCCAGAATTAACTGCTGATCCATCTGGATTTTGAACGTGAATAAAATATGTTCCATCAATTGAAACTGTAAATGTTGCTACTAAAGTTGTGGCAGAAGTAAATGTTACAGCTGAAGCTGTAATCCTTGCTCCACTTGTAGAATTAACTGCTTCAACAAGAGGAATAGATGCAAAACCTGTTCCTGTAATTGTAATGTTTGTAGCTTGATTGTCAATAACAGATGGACTAATTGAAGTAAATGTTGGAGCGGGATCTCCTACATCAATACTACCTGAAGCTCCTAAAGCAACTGTAACAGAATTATATGTAACTGAACTATTTTGTAATGCAGCATTTTGAATAGGCAATAACTTATCGTTACTAATACTACCTGCTAACTTCGCATTAGTTACTATTCCATCTGCAATATCATTAGCTGTTAGAGCTTGATTCGCAGGCCTGTTGCCTATGTATGCCATATCTGTCCTTAACTACTAATATCATCTACTATACTAATATATACATCAATTGATGAAGCGGTATCGCTTTGAACAAATAATCTGTCTCCGTTTTGCATAACAAATTTTGCGCCACCATCTAAAACTTGTAAAGATGATCCTGTTGGAATTGGAGCTGTTGTTATTATAGAGATGTTGTTTGATCCATCATTGATATAAGCTGTAGCATTAATAGCTGTTCCTAGTACATTAGATAAAGATATACCTACAACACAATCAAAACCATTTGATTGAAATAATTCAACCGCTGATGTTCCAACTGCATTTGCTGTATGTCTTCTAAAATTTTGTGCCATTGTTTCCTTTTACTTATAATGCAATTGCCATTGCAACTGCAAATCCTTCCGATGCTTTATCATTGGCTGCCCATTCAGGAGCTGTTGCTCCTGCGTTGACAACTAATATTTGGCCAGCTGATCCTAATGCTAGTCTCGCTGGTGTGTTGGCAGCAGATGCATATAATACATCTCCTGTTGTTGTTAATGTCATGTCTGGAGTTTTAACTGCAGGTAGAGTACAGAAAACATCTTTTGTTCCTGTATTAAAGTTAACAGCTGTACCACCATCTGAAGATGTGATTACAGTTGTTCTTGTTAAATTTGCTGATGTACCGTCTAACGTACCAAGACCTACTTCCCATTCATTAGTACCTTGATTATGAATAGTATAATAAGTTGTATTGTTATTACCGATACCTGTTGCAAAAGTAACAAAACCAGTTGCCGCTCCGGCAAGAGCTATGGCTCCTGTGCCAGTAGTCGTGCTAGTTTCTTTTACTCTATCATTTAAAACTAAAGCCATTATTTAAAATCCTATGATGATGTTAAACTTAAAATTGCATTAGATGGTGTTGCAATACTAGGAAACGCAATAGTGAAATCACCATTCGTTGCCGTTTTTGTTCCACCAAAATCTAAAACTACAACTATTTTATTTGAATTAGTTGAATTATAGATTGCTGCAAACGCCGCTCCAAAAGTTGCAGCGCCTGTTGTTGCTGCTCCCCATGTTAAATTATCAAAATCAACTGTAGTAGTTGCTGTTGAAGCTCCTACTGCTTGGTTTTGTAATTGTTTTCCACCAGCTGTATAGTTAGAACCACCTGATCCTGATACTTCATTAGTTGTATCATAAACTGTACTTGCTGTTGAATATGGATTTGACGTATACAACGCTAGAAAAAAAGTATTACCTCCTGCACTGAAATTGTGAGTTCCAGACATGAGTTCTCCTTTAAAAGCGAAAGGTACTATATTTGCCATTTATTTTCTCCTTTGTGTTAACTTGTTCCTCTTCTGTTACCATAAGCTGACGGAGACTCTGATACCAATTGAGTACGAATTTCTCCATCGCTGTCTTCGTCTCTCCGTCTACGGCCTTGTTGTTCAACCGCATACGTCATTAAAGCTTTTTCATATGCCTGATTGTAGTATTGTAGCATATCCTGTGGTCCTTTCAAGTATGCATATGCATTTACTAAACATTTGTAAAGCAACATATCTTGATATTTATTCGATACATAAGTTCCTGCTGAGCTTACTGAAGAATCTGTTAAACTTACAGGTTCTTTATTATAAGCTAAAGTTACTGCATAATTAGCATTTGGTGTAGGAGCTATAACCCAAGTTGTAGCATCCCAGTTCCCATAATATTTAGGAACATCTGTAGAAGAAGTATTAGGTGTAGAATAATATTCAGCCATAAAACTTGTATCTCTAGGTTCTAAATAAACTTGATCTCCAGCAGAATCAGTAACTTGTACATATCTAATAAATCTTAAATCTGAAGGAATACTCACATATCTGTTTCCAGATGTTAAATTAGATGTCGCGTAAAATCTTTCTTCATCAGAATCTGCTGATCTGTAAATATCATTTTCAGCATTTTTAATTATAGTATTTAAAATAGCGTCTGTTAAAACATTACTTGCTACTTCTGTGTATGATCTAATATCTGATTGTAAATTTGCTAAAGTGTATGCCATATTATAATGCCTTTAATGTTACAGGACCTGCTGAACATGCTTGTCCTCCTCCTGAAATTCCTCCTGTTGTAGCAGTATCTGCACTAGTAAAAAAGAAAAAACTTTCAGGTGTAGTTAAAATTTCTGTAGGGGTAGAAGTGGGAGCAACTGTAACTGATCCGTCTGAATTTTTTTTACCAATAGTAATAGTAAAACCAGCTGCTTTATCTATATCCGTAACTCCATCAATATTAGGAATAGCTTGAAAAAATTGTAAATTTCTTGCGTCAGCTCCACCTGAACCAGGACTTGCATTTTGTGCAGCAGGACCTCTTAATCTTACAACATCTCCTGTTTTTCTTTGATGATCAAGTGAATAAACATTTACAAAAGTTACTCCTCCAGAAATAACTGTAGTAAAAGGATTGTCACCTAATAAAATTAAAGCTGCTGTTGAAGCTCTTTGTACTCTTGGATTTAATAATGCTTGTGCATCCCCGCCTACCCAAGGTGGATCTAATTGTGGTTGTTTAGCTTCATACTCTGAGTAGTGAACTAATGAACCATTCCATTCTCTTACCATTTCTAAATATGGAAATCTTAATCCAGATCTATCAGAAATTGCGTATGCATATCTACCTGTTGCGTATACTCCCATTATACTCCATCTCCATAAAATGTTTGTGGTGTAATGAAAGAAGATGTTCCTTGGCTATCTTCATTTAAAGCTCTAGCTAATTCATCTTCATATAATAATCTTAATCCTTCTGTTCTATCAGGAGAATATTTAATACTTAAATAATAAGCTAAACCAGAAATCATACATGGATAAAATCTATAAACCACATCTGCATTATTTGTATAAGCTCCAGCATCTTGAATTCTAGCTAAATAAAAAAAACATAATTGAAAATTAGTAGGTGTGCCTGCGCTTGAAAAACTTGAACTTGGTGTAGTGTAAAGAGTTACAGTAGGTGCGATTAATCTATCTACATAATATTGAGAAGGTGTACCTTGTGCTTGTTTGTTTGGAATGGCTGCGTATTGTGATCTATCTATTTTAGTTAAAGATACATCTGCTGATGTTCCACTAGAATTATTTCTAATCCATGCTTCTAATACATCGCTTATATCTGTTGGATAACCTGTGCTAGCTGCTGCCGTACTATAAGTTGCTTGAGCTTGAACAAGATTAACTGAAGCTTGTTTTATTTCCCAAAGCTGAATACCTCTGTTAGCCCATTCAGAAAATAATATATTTAATGAACGTCTAGCACTTTTTAATTGATAACCCGTACGAGTTCCACGTATATTAGTTCTCTCATACGCTTCTTCAATGATTTCATCAATCGGTGGATTGAATGTTATTGTTCCGGAAGTAGTCATTAACCTCCTTTTACTGCCAAATTACTGCGACAGAAGTTGTTCCAGCTACTAGTTCAACAAAAAGACCATTTTGAGCTTTAATACCTACAGCTGCAATATACTCTTGATACATTTCTCCATCTAAACATTTCTGTTCGTAGATTAAAATACCACCATTGCTTGACCCATCATATATTTTTACATGACAAGTATTTGCTGAAGGATTAATTGTAACTCCTTTTAAATAAATAGTAGGTCCTGCTGCTGTAGCACTTCCTGCTTTATTTCTTACAGTTGAACTGCCTTCTGTGTAGAATTGGTTTACTGGCGTTGCGCCACCTGCATATCCCATATTTTTTTCCTTTTAGTTTAATTCTATGCTTCCACGAGGGTAGAAGCATAGATTAATTAATTATTACTCTGTATCAGAAGTATTTGCAAATCCAAATACTTTAACTTTGATAGTTGTTAAAGCAGATGAACCTGTTCCGGCTCCTGGTACTGCACTTAAAGTAACTGTTAAAGTTGCTGGAAGTTCTCTTACAGCAGTTGTTCCACCGCCTAAAGTTACAAGTCCTTCTGCACCATTAGGAACAAAAGTTCCTTTAAAACCAGTTGCGTTAGTTGCAACTGCTACCGCTGCTAAATAACCATTAGGATCCGCTGATGGTCCAAAGTCAGTTATGTTAACTGCATTTGTAGACGCTTCTGTAACAATAAGTTGTACAGATAGAGGTACGAAGTTATTTGGAATAGGTAAAGTACTAGTTCCTGTTGTTGCTGCCGCTGCAACTGTGATTGAAGCTTCAAGTACTTGAAGTGATTCATCAGTAATTATTGTGCCAGTTGCATTTTTGTTGATTATATCAAAACCGTTTTCCGATCTTACCGGTCCTGAAAATGTTGTGTTTGCCATGTTATATTCCTCCTAGAATACGTAAATATAGTCCTCTAGGGATGTCGACTATACGCGTCTATATTTACTTGGTTGTTATTAATGTATAGTGCTTAAAATATATATGATTTTTGTATAGAGTGCAAGGGATTGCGTGGTGAATGTACGTATTTCGACGATGTAGCGTTTTATTAAGTAGCTACTGATACTTCGGGTGCTGCACCCTCAATTTTATTTGACTGATGAGCTCTCATAGCTTCGGCCATTTTTATATCGCTTATGACCTCTCTTATTTTATGGTCTATTCTGACCATATCGAGAGTATATCTACCCTCTTTAAGATGCTCCTGCTCCCAGTTCAACTCCAAGGACCTTTTTACTTTGTAAAGGTCTGTTAAGTTTTGCATCGTGGATCTCC